ACAAATTTATCTGCTGCAACTTCCACATTTGATCCTTGGTATGAATATTTTATTCATCCATCTATCAAAAAGAAGTTAGATAATTATTACCTACTTAGATGTAATTTACATCTTAAATTTGTGATCAATGCTTCACCTTTTTATTATGGTTCATGTCTTGTTGCTTATACTCCTATTACAAGTTATCCTGTACCAGCAATTATAACTCATGCCAATAGATATGAAAATATTTCATTATCACAAAGACCTCACCTGTACTTATATCCGCAAAACAGTCAGGGTGGAGATATGGTTCTCCCCTTTTTATATCCTAAAAATTGGATTAATGCGACTAGTGTGACAGATCTAATAAATATGGGCACAATTGATTTTAATTCTTTAACAACATTATATAATGCCAACGGTTTAACAACAGATTCTATAAACATTAAAGTTTATGCTTGGACTGAGGATTTAGAATTGGCGGGACCTACGGTAAGTTTAGCATTACAATCTGGTAAAGATGAATATTCTCATGAGGGTACAATTTCTAAACCAGCTTCAGCCATAGCCCGTGCTGCAGGCCAATTAAGTAATTTACCTATTATAGGTCCTTTTGCAACAGCAACATCTTACGCTGCTGGGGCTATTGGGGACATAGCAGCCTTATTTGGATATACTAATGTACCAGTTATAGATGATGTGCATGCATTTAAACCTAAGTCATTTCCTAATATAGCAACCACTGATATAGGTACTCCTATTGAGAAATTGACTTTGGATGCTAAAAACGAATTAACTGTAGATACTAGGGTTGCGGGTGCTGATGTTGACGATGAATTAATTATTTCAGATTTCTGCAAAAGGGAATCATTTATTTATTCAACTACGTGGTCTGCGACTGATCTTGTAGATACGGGTTTATTTTATAGTGCTGTTACTCCTTGTATGCAACAGGTTGTTTCAATAACAGGAGGATCCAATATCTGGTTTACACCTATGGGTTATGTTAGTAAGTGCTTTAGATACTGGCGTGGGGACATTAAATTTACTTTTAAATTTATATGTTCACAGTATCATAGAGGCCGTGTTCGAATTAATTGGGACCCTATTGGTGATATTACTACTTCAGGCGATTATACTACAGAATCGTACACACGCATAGTGGATATTACTGAGGAGACTGAAGTTTCTATATGTATTCCTTATACTCAGGCTTTGGGTTATCTTGCCACTGATGTACCAAATAATACTAATTTTGGTACTACTACAACTGGCTCATATGCCAGTGGTAACTATAACAATGGTTATATAACAATGCGAGTTTTGAATAGTCAGACTAGTCCAGTAGCTAGCGCAGATATTAAGGTGTTAGTATTCGTTTCGGGTTGTGATAATTTAGAATTTGCAGCCCCATTAGAGCTACAAAATACTTTTTCACCTTATGCTCCTCAGAGTGGGCAATATGATATTGGAGATAATATGCATGAAATTGGTCTTAAACCATCTTCTGCTGATCCCAATATTAATTTAGTTTACATGGGAGAAAGATGTGTATCATTGAGACAGTTAATGCGTAGAACATCTAAATATAAAAGATATATTACAGACGAAAATAGTACAGCTAGGCTTTATTTGGCACAACGAATAGCTATAGGAAGAGCGCCAGAATATCCTGGTTATGATCCAGCAGGAAATGAAGCAATGACGGGATTAATATCTGCTGTTTCAGAACCATATAATATAGTTTCTTGGAATTACACAACATGGTTTTCTTTATGTTTCATAGGATCTAGAGGATCTTACAATTACTTATTTAATCCAATTAGTGTCGAACCTGTTGGTAGTTTAATAGTTACTCGAAGATATGCTGATAGAACTACACCTGTTTATGAGGGTTTGGCTGCGCCTAATTCTGCTGATATACAGCGAGATTATATCAACACTGATAATTTTGCTATGGGTATGGCTGGATCTTCATTAACTTCACAAAGAACATTGGCGGGTACTGTAGTAAGTGCACCCATGTACAGTAGATACAAGTTTTTGATGAACGATCCTGTAGTTAGAACTGATGGTACTGGAACAGATTATTCCAATAGAGATACCTTGTATGTTACTACGACAACATTGGGGTCAGCGACAAACAATCAATCGGAATTACTTATTGACACTTACGTGTCTGCAGGAACAGACTTTTCACTAGTATTTTTCCTTAATGCACCATGTTTGTACAAATATTCTTCGTTACCTGTAGCACCCCCC